AGAAAGGTCACGACCTGGAGATACCTGTGCATCCTGAGATAGTTCATCTACAAGAGTTTGAAACTTTTCTGGATTATCTCCAGCGTATTGAATTGCTTCTCCAATGGCATCATCAAAGTTTCCATAAAGACCAATTGACTTACCAAGAGACTTTTTTTCGGCAGTACCACGGGCTAGGGTTACTAGAGCCTTGCCGTACTTTTCCTCATACTTTGCTACTTCATCCCAGCGCCATGAGTTTGTGCCGTTATAACCATCAGTTAAAAGTTGCTTTGAAAAATTAGCACCTTGTTGTTTTTGTGAAAGAGCAGAATACCCAGTATTAATAACTTTACCCCAGATTTCGGCTGCTTTAAAACCAGCAACAAGAGGGGTTGCATAAGTAGTAATTGCACCTTTAATTGGTTTTGTTACTATATTAAATGCTTTTTGAAAGATAGTTGATTCTGGCTTAAAAACATCTTCATCAGAAAACAAATCATAGATATTCTTTTGAACATCTGGGTCAAGACCAAGAAACTCTTTACGAGCCTTTTCCTTTGACTTAGTAAGAAGTTGTTGACCAAGTTTCCAACTACGAGCCTGCTGGTCAATAAGTCTTGCATCTATTTCAGTCATGCCGATAGCAATAGCAGTCTTGTATAGATTGGGACTCATCTCCGCTACAGCAGAACTGAGGTTCTTAAGGGTTTGTGCCATTAAATACCTCGTTGTAATAGAGCATTATAAATAAGTTCTGAATCTCCAGATGGGTCATTTTCAGCAAGACGCTGCATAATCGTAAGAATGTTTGGCTCTTGGTTAGGGAGTTTTAATGATGAACTTCCTGGTCCGTCACCAATATCAATACCAGAGGAAATTGGTTCTGTCTTACGCATTGTTGGAGCCATAAGTTCTACTGGCATATTAGTATCGTATGAATTACCAGCCAATGGAACCGCTACTTGGTTTGAGTAGGTTTCTTGTCCTTGTCCGTATGGGAGTCCTGAGATGTACTTAGCACCTTGTGTTGGTCCCCCGTCAGTGCGCTGAGAAAGAGCGCCAGGGCCTGAAACTGGTGCTGGGTTAGACGGTTCACGGTATCCACCTTGTACTGCCATTATTCATCTCCTTCATCTTCCAATTCATCTTCAACTTCTGCTGGTTGGCCAAAGGAATCTTTATTGTATTCCTTAGCCAGACGCATCATGCCTTCGGCATTCCATGGTGTCATTGCTTCTGACACTTCCGTATGCAAGTAACGAGTTCCATCATAGTCTGCCCATTCTGTAATTATTAACCAGTTAGCGCAGATAAAGTTAGCCCCATCAGGGTCTTCCTCTATTAGAACTCTTAATGCTTGCTCTATTTTCTCCCTGAATCTCTCACTCATTTTGCGTACTGAATCTTTGTAATAATAGGTGCGCTTGTGTGGATATCCCACATACACGCTACCTCAATGGCTCTGCGAATTATTTTTTCCGCTTGCTCTGGAGTTTTTGCTTTATCAATATGTAAAGCCTCCATAACTCCCAAAGCAACATCGCCACCGCTCCCACCATAATAAATACCACGGATATCACGGTCCCAAGAATAATCTTCAAAGATAGGATAAATAACTCCATGTATGCTGATAATAAAATCTGAATCCTGCGCTGCTGCATCGCCATCTTCTTTCATGTCGTAACCTGCATCAATAAATAGTTTACGCATAGTAGGTATAAACTTTTGTGTTACAAACAAATCTAAGTTTTCCAACTTAGTTGGCTTAGGTGGTTTCCACCCAAACTGTAAGATGTTAGAACCACGGCTAGCACCAGAACCTGCAATTAGGTATCCATTGTTTTCTATAATCTTATGAGTAGCAATCGTCATGGGACGACCACTATCATCAGATGCTCTAGAATCGCAACCGATTACAGACCAGCCATCTCCTTGATAAGCAGCAAGTGTTGTCATTGTCCCCTACCTAGTTATCTTTGAGTTACGGTTCTTGCCGAAGCGTTTGCTGTCCCGCCCATTGTTAGGCTAGAAAGTAAACTTTGTAGTCCTTGCGGAGGTTGAGCGCCACCTGCTGGAGCCGCGGCGGGAGCAGGGGACGGTTGCTCAACCATAGGTGCTTCTCCAGCAGGTGGTAATTCTGGAGCGAACACATCATTGATTGCGTCCTCAATCTGAGTGCCACGCTGACGAAGACGGATTACTTCTGCAATCTTTTTAACGATTGTAGTTGGGTCTCCGCCATTAGCAATAAGTTGTGGAATAGCCTGTGCTGAAGCATTTAAAGATGAAATAAGAGCATTGCGCATTTCTTCTACTTCAATCTTTTCCTGCTCCTGAGTTACGTTAACTCCGAATGGCAATTCACGCTGCGCTAAATCCTTAGAGATTAATTTACCACCAAGGGCTTGCAACATAAAGATAAGTCCCTGCGCTGGGTTAAGACCAGCCAACATTCCATAACGAACATCAGCAGAGTAGTCTCCCTTAATGTCCTTTGATGGTGTGTACTCAATTGCATAAGGGCTACCAGAATCAATACCACGAATTGACTTTTGCTCATTAAAGATTTTCTCATCTACTTCAAAGCAAAGTGAAATTACACTCTTAAGTGCAGATGCAAAGATAGCCTGCGCTGATTTAACTTGTGTGTCAAATCCACCCATAAGGGCTTGCACGCCTTGACCAGTAATAATTGAAGCATCAATATTTCCAGTACGTGATTCAGGATAGCGTGTTCCAGTACGCAGTTCGTTCTGTAGAACTGCTTGTTCATTAAACAATGAACCAGATACGGGTAGTTCAACTCGGCGAACACCTGCTGGGTTCTTAGTACGGATAACTCCGTCTCCACCGAATTGAAACTCGTTCACATCGTCAGGGACAATCAGTGGTGCTTGTACGGCCTTCTCTGTTGCTTCCATCGCAAGTAATGCGAATCTATTGCGAAGCAACTGAATGCCGAGTACATCATCAAACTGTCCACGCATCTCACCATCAACGGTTGGTCGCTTTGCGACTACAACCATCATCTTGCCAATAGGATTCTTAGCACGGGAGATAACTAGGTTCTGACGGTCTGGAACAAAAATAATAGATTGATACTGGTCGTAGTAACGAACAATCTCAACTCTATTATTCATGTCTTGGTCATATCCGTCACGACCAAGTAAAACGTCAGCATGCTCTGGGAATTGAGAAATTAATTCAGCCAGTGGCATAGCATAACGCTTAGCAAAAGCAACGCAGCGTCCGTAGCGGTCAAACTCAGGATACGCCCCGACAGGACTTTCTACGCGAATACGCGGCAACTTTGCTTCAGTGTCCAGTTCAATAATGAACGGAACAAACCCAAATGTAATGTACCAGTCAGCACCTGTGTACATCTGTACTTGTAACTCGGAATTGTAAAGATAGTTAGCAGCAATACGAGTACGGTTGTCTGCTGCTTTACGAGCACGGTCTTTAGTTTGGCTAACTACTGAGCAGTTAACTGCTGGTAGTGGAGCCATAACTTCAGATAGGTCACGGGCTACAATGTCAACAAAGTTAGCAACTACGTTAGCCTCTACACCTTCTGGAAAAAACTCAGGGTATACATTAGAAATTAAACCTTGACGAACTAGTAATACATCTTGATGGCGACTATCACGGTCACGGCTACGGTCCTTTAAAGACGCAACACGTGCAAAAATTTGCTTATCGGTTAGCATTATTGTCCAGCCTTCTTAATTCTAGCAGCAATTTTTTTAATTTCATTTAACTGTGCTTGGGTTAACTTACCTTTAGCAATTTCTGTTCGTTGTGCACGAGCCTTTTGAGCAGGTGTTGTGCCAGAACGCCGTTGTCTAGCATTTCTAATTGCTTCTTCAATTGTTCTACGTGGAACGGGCTTTGCATCTGGTCCTGCTTTTTTAGCAAGTGCTTCTACCCTACGTGCTGCTGCTTTTGCTTCTGCAATTGCTTTTGCTTTATCTGGAGAAGACTTAACCTTTGATGCTTTAACTGCTGCCTCAAGTTGTGCCTTTTTAAACGCTTCAAGAATATTAGTTTTTCTTACTGCTTCAGATGCAATTCTGTCTGCTTCTCTAGAAAATCTAGTTGGCTTTTCAGGAACATCAGTAGATGGTGCTTTCTCACGTGATGTAATAGTTGGGTTACTACCACTGCGCGGCATAAGGCCAGTGTTTCCATCTGGATAAAACTTACCTCTAATGGTTACACCTTGTGGCTCATCGGTTTCAACATTTGTTGGACCCTTGCGCTTAGAACGTACTGCTGAACCCTTGGCTTTAATACGTGCTTCTTCAGTTAAAATCTTTTTTGCAGGCTTTTGTTCTTTTGCTGCTTTAGCAGAAGTATCTCTACCAACTCTAGGCTTTGCCTTACTTGCTTCAATTCTTTTTGTAACAACATCTGCTGGTGTAATACGTTCTTTTTGCATAGACTTAGTTACAGTCTTTGTATCAGGCTTTGGTTTTTGTGGCTTGTAAAGATTATAAAGTTCCTTAGCAGGGTCCACTTTTGGTGCACGAACACTTCCAGTACCTTGACGAGATACAATACGCTTAGGTGGATTTTTTGGTCCTGGAATGCGATTTGCTTTACCAAGGTCTAGTCCGCCTGTTTTCATTTCAGTACGTATGAGAGACTTAATATCTTTTTCAGAAACCTTCTTTGCAGCAGCCTGCATAAGGCGCTTCTTTGCTGCATTAGAGACGGCAGCACGGGCTATTGCGGCTACTACTGCTGCTGCTAGTGGTGCTGGCATCTCTACTCCCTACTTCTTTTTTGCT